TTCTTGAGAACTGAAGAATTCTGAGAACTTTCCAAGCTCTGTAGAGAGATCAAGCGTTGGGAATGGTATAACGGTACGCATTTTGCCACTGAAAAGGTCATTTAGGGGCAGATTCGCTGGATCTAAGTCGTCCAGCACATCTTCAAGCACTCGCATCTCGTCTTCGGTGACCTCTCGGAGCACTTTTTCATTAACAGGGACACAATTTGGCACCTTACGGCCACCTTTGTCTTTCATACCGACCTGTTTGTAACCATCCCAGCATTTTTCTTGTAAAGTATCTAAAAGTGCCTCTGTTTTGGCTAAAATTTGCTCATCTGTGGCCATTTATTCTGCCCAATCTTTGCAAGCTTGCCCTTTCGGTGTGTTTGCTTTGGCTCCTTTACATCCGTGGCGCGCCTTGAAGCTCTTTTTGCGCTTGGTGTTGCCGGATTTTCCAGTAACTCGTACTCCAGCCTGCCCCCAATGAATTCTTTTATATCCACCGCTGTCACTTTTGACACATTTCATCCATTTTTTCCCTTTTCGAGTAGATGAGGCTTTTTTTGTAACCTTTGTACACTTGCTATTTTTCTTTTCTTCAAGAGCCTCTTCTTCAATTTCTAATAGTTGAGTAATTTCATCTTCTACCATTGCTCTCACTTGTTCTTTTTTCGAATTACCCCAATTTTTAGCACCAACTTTGCGACATTTGACGAGAGCACCAGAAGCATAAGCACTTGGCCATACTTTATAACGTGATTTTACCTTGTGATAACAGGCATCTTTCTTACCTTCTTTCTCCTCAAGGTTTTCTTCCTTAGCATTTTCTTGAATACCATAAGTTTTACAAGGATCTTGGCCGCAGCCACAGTTCTTTTTGCTTTCTTTTAAATCCTCATCATCTGTGTTATCTAAGATTTTGTCAACTCTATCTGCTTGACCCTTGTGCATTTTTGAAGCACCTTTCAATTCGTCACTTATTTTTTTAAGCTCTTCTTCATTTTCTTTTGAAATAGCTTCAGCTTGAAGCATCTCTAATTCTTCACGAATAATTTGTTCCAAATCCATCATCAATTCCTCATTTTTTTTAGATTTTGCTTTTTTGCCCCAAGATTTTCCCCTTCCCTTTTCCTTGCAGGCGCCAGGAGTAGGCCGACAGGCAGGGTATTTACCTCGTTTTTCTCCATCGGAGCGACCACAAGACTTATAACCACCGCTGCCGTCGGGTGCATTGCAATCGACCCAGCCTTTTTTGGAGCCTTTAGCTCCCTTTCTTCCGAACCAATCTCTCAGAGAAGATTCTTTGCTAGATTCAGAGCCGGCTTTTTTCTTTTTCTCTGTGACGTCACCGTATAGATCTTTCATTTTTAAGTATTTCCAAAGCTTTCTCCAATAAATAGATCGGTATTTCGGTATTGTCAATGTCTTTTATGTCATTAATTGAAGCCCACTTGAATTTATCATGTTCTATTTTATCAGTTTTTGGATTTGGTTTAAACACATTTACTTCTCCAAACCATTTTTTGGCTAAAAAATAATATTTTTTTGGTTTAGGTTGAGACAAGAAGACTAAATCTTCTTCTGAGCAAGTTAAATCTGTTTCTTCAAATAATTCTCTCACTGCGCCGGCTTCTATAGAGTCGTCTGTATCGTCAATATGACCTCCGGGAATTGTCCACGTTCCTTCACGACTATCTATGTCAGATCTGCGGATTATCAAGAATTCTTCTTGTTTGTTGATACATACAACAATTCCAACTTCGCCTAGCTCATCTTCTTTTAAAAAAGATTTCCATTCGTAGCTCATCTACAGGCTCTCAAGTGCCCCTTTGGCATCCCCTCACAAAGGGGTTTTAACGCTACATCTATTTTAAGACGTTGGATTGGGATTACCCATATCATATTTTCTTGTATTTGGACATTAGGTTGATACTCTACGTCAACTCCGTACAAAACCCCAACTATTTCTCCTGATAAGGTGTATATAACGGAACCGGAGCAACCAAACCACCCATAAGTATTTAATATTATTTGCTTTCCAACTCCTTGCTTATCTTCATATCCTGAAACAACTCCCTGAAATGTCATCAATTTGTGACTTGAAGGGTACCCCGAATAGGTAATACTTGTGCCCACTTCTGCCATTTTTGATTGAGGATCCCATCTGATGGGGTCAATAGTGGTAAATCTTTCGGACAAATACAACAAAGCCATATCTGCATCTACGTCTGCCCATATTAAAGTTGCCAGTTTTACCTCGTCATTTTTTTTAATATAATAGGTAGTCCCTAGTGCACCGTCGGCTACATGTTGAGCGGTTAAAACCAAATGCGCATCTTTATATACCAAATACGATCCGCTACCGTGACCTCCAAATGGTGTAGTTACTTTGACTGCCGCCTCTCTGGCTCTTTTTTGAGCCATATTCATTGATGAGTTTATTTGCTCGGCTGGAAGCGGGATCTTGGAAGATGCTTTTGGTGCACCAACGAACAACATTGCTATTAATAATAAAAATCTCATTTCTATATTCCTCGTGATTTATGGACCGGTATCTGATGGTGTGGCTACTTCATATCTGTAACCTATTTCTACCAACTCACCGGCAGAAGGAATAGTAGAAAAATAAACAGTATTATCAGATTCCTGGTAATACCACCCGTACGCACTTAGTGAGCCGTTGACAAAAACTCTAACAGAATCCGCTATGGCTTTGTGCGATAAAGTGAGCTTTTCGTATGGCTCCACTGAGTGTGTGGCATCGGTCACACCCGGTGACCAATCTTCATCACATATGTCTATAACAGTGCCGCCTATAGACAAAGTTGCATCTATATATCTGTCTCCCACATCGATTACGCTTGGCGGCCAATCACACATCGAAAGAGTTGAATCTAAATTAACAATACTAGCCATAAACACAGAACCCATTCTCAGGGAACCATACCAACTAATGAAGTCCAAGGCCGCAGGGTAATTATAATCGCTTTGTTCCTCTTCGTCTGATACAAATACTACGAGGAGTCCTGCATCATTTCTCATCCACGTGGAAGAGTAAGGGTTATTAACAATATATTCATAAACAGCATTGAACCCTTCTTCTTTGTGAGCCGATGAGAGAGTGGACAACATGACTTCTGCGTCCAGTATGTCGTCTCCCGGGACAAGCGGAAAAACATTGCTGGTGACTGAGTGGTTGGGATCGGCATTAATCATAACTACTCTCCAGTCTGCACTCGGTAGGGCAGCTAACATCGCTTGTACTCCGGCTAGCACGTCAGCATTAAATCTGTTCATCGAACCTGATCGATCGATGACCCACAAAATATCGATGCCATCTAGGCTCATTGGCTGAGTAAAAGAATCAACCCAGACAAGCCCGGGCTCTTCTGCATCGGAGGGAACTTCCACCTCGATATATACGGGTACCTCTATCTCTACGGTTTCTGTCTCCGTCACCGTCTCAGTAACCACAATAGTTTCAGTTTCGCCGGTAACTATGGAATAATCAGGAGAGCAACCCAGAGTACTCAGTATAAAAAATAAAAATTTGCCCATCACATTAATAACTATTAGCTTTAGTTAATTTGTGTCCTTAAGCAGGATAAAACTTAGCAAAATCATATTAAAAAGACTTAAAATTTCCAAGTTATGGTTATTAATCGTCGATGCAAAGATCAACAAGACTATATTGATAAAGAAAGCAACAATGCAGACTATTTTATAAATTTGCCAAAATTTATCTCTCACATTGGTAATTATGCAATTAATCAAAGAGAAGAAAGTATTTCTAGATTATATGGATACATGTTGTCGACTCGGCGCGATTTGAAATTAAAAACAAAGATCAGCGGAAACATATTTTGTTGTTGATTTTCGCTTGTATCGTCGACCCCCAGGACAACACCGGTAGTAGTTGTGTCCGAATCTAGCGCAGCATCATATGATGTTATTTTTACGAGATCCCCCTTTTTCCAATTATGCATTACTATCAGCATACTCCCCCTAAGTCGAAATTTTTTTCTAAATTTTTTCTTTTATTTAATACTCATCATCAGGAACAAAGAGTTCATATAAACCAACCACAATTGATATTTTGAGACCTTCCTCTTCCATTTGAATAACCATAGGGTTGATTATATCACCTACGGACTCCTTTGTCCAGTGGATTGTCCAGAAATAAACATCATCATCTTGTATGCTTATACGTCTTTGCCGTTCGATCAATATCCCAACATTATTACACGATATGTCAACAACCATATCGCCGGGACTCAACGCTAATAGTTCACATTCATCGCGTAAAGAAAAGACCATACTCTAAGTATCGTTGACAATGATAAGGACGCCTTCTTTGATAAGATTGTGCAAACCTTCTTCAGAATATAAACACCGACCGTTTTTTGACCATATTATATCCCACACCCATATACGGAAATATTCAGGTGCCCTAACAGAGTACGAAAAACCACCGCCATCTTCATAAGTCTTAAACCGACGAATTAATATGCCAATGCTTCGCTCTTTAAGGTCATATACTACATATCCGGCTTTAAGGTCCACATGGTATATAGGTCAACTATAATTTCAGCCAACCAACGCGACCTGTGGCACAAGCTGTGATAATATCAAATGGCGTTTGTTTGTTGACGACTATCCGATCACAATTTACGATCGGAGCTAGCGTTCCCGCGTTAACTGATGGGCCCACTATCGGAGAAAGATATGGCACGTGTATAGCTATAGGCTTAAGCCATATATCATTATCGATGGCCGGCTGGGCAATTCCAATCTGCGCTGCAGCAATTAAATTTAAAAACATAGCAATTAATCCTCGTATTATGTGATAGAAGTACGTAAATAGTACGCTGTATATATTTAAACTTTAATACGATCGATAATATATGGATGATGCACGGACATGTCCTTATACAGCTTTTTCAAAATCTTTTTGGATATATCCCCGATATCGTCCTTAATACCTTTCGACTTAATCGCTTTCGCCACTTCGTCCTCGACCATTCTCTTAAGTTCTTTCGAAATCATTTTTTTGATTTCGCCTTTGTCCGCTTTAGTTAACTCTTCGACAATTATCTTCTTTAATTTTGACTTAGTAATTTTCATTGTTCCGTACCTCCTATAATTAGATCTATTTTTTCGAATGTACCAATTTAAGATTGCCGCGAGCCGCGAGAGTTACGCAGCATGCCTTAAGCCACATAATGTGGTGAATTTCGTATCCCATATATGTGACGTCGACTCGCACTACAATTCCTACGGCGCCATCTTCAATCTCGCTTTTATCGTACGTCTGCGGGTGATATCGATATGCCGCGTAACGCACTAAATCCCCGACTCGTATTGCTGGTAACTTAAAGTCGATAACGTCGTCCATAACTTAATTATGTCGTATAATCAAAATTTTTTTGGGGGCATTTTTTGGAGGCCGCTGTATTCTGGATGTTTCCTAAGTTTTGCTATAGTGTGCATCCATATTCTTTCTTTTATTCCGGAGTGTGGATAGCGCATCCACCATATCTTTGCCATATTCATCGATGGGTGGTATACTCCGTCTACTTCTTTTTCTTCATCGTATATCTCCAATATGATTGCCAAGCCGCCGTGACAATTACACGTTACGATATCGCCGATTACCAAATTGTGAGTGGGTGCTTTTTCGAAGAATTCTCGGAAGCTCATAATGTATATACCGGCGTTCTTCAAATTTGGAAAATTTTTAGCGGTATCGAAAACGTACTTAACACCGCTCACACGGCATACGTAACCAATGGCACATACATCCCGGGCACGGGGGTAGGGGGGTACCCCATATAGCAGTTTGAAACTGAACAATCGTGAATGTCAAATGTATGTCAATATTGATTTGTCAAGGATATGTTAAATCATTTAGCACATCTGTTTACATTCTTATTACATATACTGTCTACTATCACACAACTGTATACATAAACAATCACTGGCGCAAAGCAAGCGATGATTGTGCAGGTTTCCCCTACTCTTTTTATTATTGTCTTTAGTCTCGGCATTGTTTCACTCTCTACCTAAACAGTTATCGTATTATTAAACTGTTTTCGTTTACGTACTCTCCGGCAATCCCTACATATAGTGTGCCGTCGTTATACTCCCCTAGTAAAAAGCTAATCATTCGCAGGGTCAGACACTATATGTAGTGTGCCGCATATAGTGTTAGTATGCCATAAGCAAGTAAAGCATAGCCGTCCACATCACTGCGCCCAAGCAATCGTAAATCTTTTGTTCTGTTTCCCAAGTCATAGTATGCACTCCTTTGCTTTCTATACCTATATTATACACACCCTCGCCCACAAAGTCAAGAGCCAAATGTCAAGGACTTGTCAAGAAACGAGCACATGTCAAGAATATGTCAACAAATACCGGCAAAAGCGGACAGAATGTGACTTGACACCGATAAAAGGTTGACGGTAATGTGACAGCGTATATACTAAACACTTAGCACAATCCCAACACAGAACTAAACATAATATAGAACACTATCACACATACCGTCAAATAAACTAATAATACACACACCCCACAAGCCACCGGTCATAATATAACTATACATTACTATATAACCCGTCTATAACTACACAAGCAACCGTCTGTAAACATTTAAGAGAGTTATTATATATTGTATAGTTACTCTCATCTTTGTCTACTATTACACATATAGCTTTCGATCTGATACCTGAAACTGTTTTTCTTTTTACTAACTCTCCAACCTTAAACATTCTCACCGCCAAGTTCTTCAGCTTGCTCGGTCATTTTCGCGAGGTCGGCCATTGTTAGCTTTCTGTTTTTATGCCTTTTGTTCTGTTCTCGGATCAGTTTGTTATAACGCTTCTTCTCGTATTTGTTTACGTGAAGGTTCTCGATACCCAACGCTCTGAGTTTATACATAAACATTTTAACATTTTGAAGTCTCGCGGCATCTTTATCCACACGAGAATCGGCACGGGTCAATACTACTTCGCGACCGGTCAGGCGACCGTCAACAAGTTCGACAATGGTTTGAGAGATATAGTATTTCATAATATAAAAGGTGGGATCTTTGTTTATACTCGCGGCCCTTTCGAGTGTCTCATTTTGTTATGAGGGTGGCTAATCCTCTTAATAAAGCCATTAGTGCAGGATTTTCATTCTCTTTAACCTCAAGGGCTTGGGTCGGATGCTTATATCGACCATTGAACATATCCCTCTGTGACTAAACCAAGCCCGCCACAGTTACCGGCTCTATGAAGTTGGGGGTTTTCATTATCTTGACCTCTCGCGCTAAACGCTGTCAGGGTTTTGGGTTTGATTGGGCTATCTCATCTTAACGAGTTTGTTAAACGCTCGACGAGTGATTTAGAGAGCGGCTTTCTCATCGAGTGGCGGCCGTTCTTTTTCTCAGTGAGTGGCTGTAATGCTTCGATCAGTAAGCGGGTTTCGGTTTTAGTCAGAGTAATGTTTACCATTTTAGATACCTTCACCAGCTTCGAGCGCAGCAAGATCAGCCTTCTCCGCATCAGTCAGATACTTAGCATCTTTGCGCTTGAGACTTTGGGCGCTCATCTTGGTAGGGCTTTTGTGTTCTGCGTTGCAGCCAGCCGCGAACGACTCAGCCCATGAAGGATCAGGGAAGTCCATAACGGCCTGCTTGCCTTGCGTGCTGGAGTTGCGGAACACAACCCACATTTGCGGGCCAACCTGCTCGACGGTCCAGCCGGTTAGTTGCCGGCGAGTAGGTGGAGCCGGTGCAGGCTTGTACTGTTTAGCGGTCTGGATTTTGATTTGGTCGATTGCTCTTTGCATGATATATCTCCTTACTTGATATACTATATTATACACTAAAAACGGGGTGAAGTCAACAACTAAGTTGTCAAGAGAATGTCAGTCGTTGCAACTATCAGGATGCACCCAGTTTGCAACCTGCCAATCACTGATCTGCTCATTGGCGTGCAAGTCATCAGCGAAGTTGCTCCAAGCCTCGGAACGGGCTGGAATGTCAACGTGTCCGAGGTTTTTCTCATCCTCTTGGATCATCGGAAGGATGCAATCCTCAAATTGCTGAACAGCATCGGCGTAAAGGGTAACGTGGTCGAGTTGTGAAGCCATAGAATAATCTCCTTTCTTTCTATACATATAATATAACACCCGCGAGGGGTAAAGTCAAGGTTTAAGTTGTCAAGGAAATGTCAGGAGAGTTGTCAACTACTTCCAACAGTCTCGGCAACATATGGAAAACCATACCGTGCTTAGGGAAGCTGACAAGCCAGCCGTCACTTTCCCACGCCAAGATGACGCCGATGTTACCATCCATAGTCTCACGCACTAAACTACCGACTTGCATATTGCCTACCAGTTTTTAGGGTCATTGGAATCCCATACGTCAACCTTCTGTTGATCTGATCGTCCGTCTGGAGTCTCAACATTAAACTCACCGAAGCGCATAGTGCGGCGGCCAGCGGCCATGCTTGTCGATTTCTGCATTTCACGCGCTCGGATACCGTGATCGATAAAATCACTCTCTGCCACGCTAAACGTGCGGCCATTTAGATCGGTGGGCTCAAGTTCATCGACAGCGCCGCCGGATTGCTCCATCAGATCGTGACAGAGTTCAATCGCTGGCTGTCCGTTCGCATCGGTGCGAAGTCCAGCCTCATGGAGTAGATCCATAATCAGGTCAAGCTCGCGCTCGGTTACTCGAATGTTCAGAATATCTGACATTGTTCTCCTAACAGGTTGCCCACTTGAAGGTGAGGAAGATAAGAGCCGACCAGCAGGTCAGATCAGCGATAATGAGAGCGGCCATCATGCCGTTGCGGTTTTGAAGCATTTGCTTTCTCCTTTCTATACATATAATATAACACCGGAAGGGGTGATCGTCAAGGTTTAAGTTGTCAAGGAAATGTCATCGACGAGTGCAAGGTGTTGAGTGCATTCGGTTTGTGGCTCTGGCTCGTTTGTCCATAAAACTTTAACGTCACGATTGCCGGTATACTTTCCAGTCTCGACAACCAGACCAACGTGGACAGATAGACCTTCGCGCCAGCGTGAGAGTTGATACCAATATGTAACCAGATCACCGATTTGCATCTTTAACCTCCGTGATATGGCGACATTTACGACGCCAACCAAAACCGGGACAGGTACAGGTCCACGTGTCGCCGTCCTGCGTGACGGTGTAGGTGTTGCCTGTACTGCCTTGAACCTCATACGTGCGAACGTCAGGCGATTGAGCGGGTGTAAATCGCCGGTCTACAACCATATACTCACCAACGCGGTCCAAGGTCAAGGTATCAGGTACTTCAATCCAGTGTTGACCGGATACAGCCCACTTCTGGCCTGACATATCCGTGTAAAGCATCGGCGGCCATGTAACTTTAACAGGTAAATCCATCCTATGCCTCTGCTGGAATGATAGTAGCGACCGATAAAGTTGTGAAAGTTTCACGCTCCGATGCTGTAATAGTTGGATCGCTCAGAGTGCTCTGCATCATCAGGGCCGTGATTACCTGCTCACAGGCGAGTGCCGTGCGCTCGATAGGTGTCAGGTTTGACTCGTCATCAGTGCGGATTAGTGGAATAGCAAGCATGTGGTTTCTCCTTTCTACCCTTATAATATAACCACTTCAGTCATATCGTCAAGGATTAAAATGTCAGGAAGTTGTAAAGGGTTCTAAAAACATTTCATGAAACTTTAACGTAACGTCAGAGCCAAGAAAGACGATCGTGTAAGGGCCGCTGTAGTTTTCAGAAGCGTGCCCATCCTCGACAATCATACCAACCCGATGATCAGGCATGCCATCCTGATGTGTCCCATCTTTGATCCTTACAAGATCGCCGGGTTTGAATGCTCCCATTAGAATGGAATCTCATTACTTAAAGCTGACGACTCCCAAACCAGAGGGTTCATAATGACGGCGCTTTGCGTTGTATACTTCGCAAGGCAAACGTGTTGTGAAGTAGTCATGGAACGAAAACCTTTAGCTGGGGCGGTATAATCTGCTAGCACACAAACGCCGGCAGGTGTCCGTGATCCGATCTTTAACTCATAGCTATACAAGTCAGTATAACCATCATCAAAGGCCACACTTCTCAAAGTTTTCGTGTGATTACAGGCACTTACGCCACTTCTCCAAGCGTTAAGAACGTCGTCGTTTTTGCGGGGGGCGGTGTTTACGGGCATGATTTCTCTCCTTTCTTTATTAAGTATAGCACGTGTTGACTCAACAATCAAGCCAATAAGTGCCAGTAAAATGTCAGCTATCGATGGCAACAATGCGCTCGTTAGTCTGGAAATATGGCCGAGATGCATAGTTCTTTGTAGTCATCCACATGCGTTGGCACTTGGATGAAATAGGCTTCGGAGCCATCAAGTCGGTCAGGATGATGTGACCGTCAAAATCACCTTCATTGACGTACTTGGTTGGAGCGTTGAAGCAAGTGCCTCCGGTCAATACGCGCTCGGTTTTCTTGCTCTGCCCTTTCTTCCATACATACACCTTGCTCTCGGCCACTTGCGTATCGAAAGGGATCACGGTGAACTCAGCAATCTCGGCCAGTTTGTTCAACTCGGAGAAGAAAGCGGCGAGCATACCATCATCGACCGATCCAGACTGGTCGATAGATACGGCGATCTTAGCCTGACGACGCACACGCTTGCCCGGATGGACTTTAGGGAATCGTTTGTTAAGGCGGCGAGGGGTCGAACGCTTATCGGCGCGCTGTGAGGTCTTGACGAAGTATCGCAGTACCTTGCGCCAGTCGATTTTAGTGGCGATGCGATCCATAATATCGGAGCGCATAGACGAAGATACTGAACCCCAGTTGCGTGACTTCTCTGCTTCCTCGGCGGCTTTCTTAACCGCATCCTTCAACCTTTCGCTAGCGATTTCTCTAGCGGTGCCATCGGTTTCACCGAAGCCTTCATGATCGTCAAGTGAGTCCATATCACCAAACGGGTCGCCAGATCCTTGACCACCTTCGCCGTCACCGTTCTGCTCCTGCTCGTCGCGCATCTTTTTAAGTGCCTCAAGATACCACTCGTAAGTCTTGTACGGCGGGAGGTCTTTGAACGGACCTTCGCCGGGAATACACGCCTGCATTGGCTCACCACCGATCGATGGCCCTGGGTCCGATTCTGTTGGTAGCTCGTTAGCGATATGGCAGTTAATGGCCAGATCCATAGCGATGTTATCGATCCGCTTCAGGCCATCAGAAGGCTTGCGACCGGTCACGTGTTCAAAAATAAGGTGGTAAAACTCATGTTTAAGGATACCTTGTTTGTGGGTATCGCTCAGTGATCCGAAGAACTCAGGGTTATACATTAGTTCAAACTGAGCACTGTCAGGGTTGACACGGACGCCGGCGGTAGGGATCGCGGTCGATGCAACCTTGTCAATGCGGCGTGACAGTGCGGCGAAGAACGGTTCACGCATTAGCAGGCGAGCGGTGTGCATATTCAGGTTGAAAGGTTTTTTATTATCGTCGGACATTGTTTTTTCTCCTTACATATATAATATAGCATCGCGGAAGGCTAAAGTCAAGGCTTAGATTGTCAAGGAAATGTCAAGGGATCTTATATCCGGTTCTTAGTCGAACCTCGTCTAACCACCCCTGTTCTCCGTCAACGTGGAGTTTGAACCTCCACCTTTTGTTCGCTATGTCGCCATACTTGGCGCGCGCTGTTTCTTGCTTGTCGAGAACGATAGCAGGCTTCCCATCCCTGAGAGCGTATAGCAGATCGCCTACTTTGATCCTATCGGTCCACGTTGCTGACAATGATCAGATCCTCTTTGAAAAATCGCATGTGCTCACGGCTTTTAAGCCATTTTACTTCGTAATGGTAGGGTTTGTCATAACTTCGTCGGTGTTTTTTGACAATCATACCAACCCCGTGCTTTAAGAAGTATTTACGTGGCATATTCCCAGGCCCACCAAGACGACAGAGATCACCGATTTCAGGATCTCTGTCAATAGGCGGAAGCCTATGAATCATCGGCGTTGCCACCAAGGATCTCGACAAGGTGATCGCTGACCCGCATACCCTCGGAAGTCTCGGCCTTGTGTAGAGCCACCACATTGTTGATGTTATCGGAGTCACCTAGTACGGTCCACAACTTCATAGCAATCTCGGAAGGCAGCGCGACAAAATAGTTTGCTAAGTTACAGATCTGATTATCGGACAACTCAGCTTTGAAAATCTCGGCAGCCTCAAACTTCTCAATCATAGCAGCGTGGTCATTGATACCCCACTTCTCACACTTGGAGAGATCGCCATCGTCAAGAATATCCTCAATCGTCACTTGCCAGTCGTACTTTTCAACAAAGTCGCGGAGGGACACAGCGGCCTCGAAGCCAAGGAACGCGGTCGCGAGGTTGAATAGAAGGTCACGATCGCCACCTTCGCCGAATACACCAGCGGGATCGGCAGTGGCGCAGTAGCGAGCCCAAGAGCGACGAGAAGGATAAACCTTGTTAGGCTCAAAGTCGCCTTCATGCTCCAAGTGCTTGCGGTTGTGATTGATGAAATCCCACACAACTGTAGGCACGCGGCCGTTAGCCCACTTCAACCAGTCCTCGGTTGACGGTTCCACATCGAACACGGTCCAGCGGTCCAACTCGGCAGGGTCCATTTCGCCTACCTGATATTGCGCACCGTGCTCACCACCGTTGACGGCAGCGACGATCAAGGTGTCGGCGTGCAAGTGCCAGCCATTGATCTTGCGGCTGTCAGTCAACTCAAAGAGTCCTTGGCGGACCTCTTGAGTTGCACGGTCGACCTCATCCAAGAACAGAAGGACAGGCTGCTCACAGGCTGTTACAAGCCAATCAGGAGCGTTCCACGTGGTAGCCTTGCGGCCGTTGATGGACGTGTCTGCCGTGTCTGGCAGACCAAGAAGATCACCCTCGGTCATCTGCGAAGCACGACGCTCGACGACTGGAAGGTCACGGGTCGCAGCAATCTGATATACTACCTCAGATTTACCAACACCGTGACGGCCGCGGATAAGAACGGGCAGCTTGCTGTTGAGGATGTGAGGGGCGACGTTGAGGAATGTTGCGAAGTCGATAGCCATTGATGGGCTCCAGTGTTGTGGGTTTTTAGTTCTTTGCCTTACTCTATAAATATAACACCGAAATGCTTTAGAGTCAAGTTATTTGTTGTCAAGCGAATGTCAAGAGAGTTGTCAAGATTTGCCCTTGTGGTTGCCATTGGCTCCCACGTAGGTAACATGCCGCATAGGACGACCGCCGATATTGGTGGTTGAGCCTGAAAGATGGCAAGATTTGCCCTTGTGAAAGCCTGTGACAGCTTTCCAGGCGCGTGAGTAGCTATCCCTATCCTCGGTAGACTCGAAGGCTACAATGGACATAGCGGCCGCTTTGCCGTCACCAGCTTGCAAGCCAAGATATTTGACAGCTACCTCAGTTCCAAGTTCTTCAACACAGTCAGGACACTCGTTAATGCGCCCACCGGCTTGACGCTTGGCAGATGATCGTGGGTCGAAGTCAACTTGACAGTGGATACATTCGCGCATTTTCTTTCTCCTTACCCTTATAATATAGTCACTTTACCCTCGCCCGTCAAGGCGAGAGTTGTTAGGGAAATGTCAAGACCAGTTGACGTGATCGTAGTGCTCGGTGAGTCCGAGATCCTTAATGATTTCCTTAGTGATTCCAGAGGGATACGCGAAGTCATACTTGCGTGACTTTTGATATTCGTTACCAGCCGTAGGAAATGCCTGCTTGATAGCTTTCTCAAGGCTTTGCTCAGTTGGCTGGAGCCAGCCCTTTGGCGGATCAAGCGTAGGTATGAGCGAGGAAGGTGGAAGATCTTGACCCTCGGCGGCCGCGTAACGCAGTGCCGTATCGTTAGCCTGTACCAGCTTCGTTATCTGATCGCGCGAAGTGTGTGGCGACTGGTTTACTGCGCCGAGTTTGCGCGCATCAATATGCTTGACGATGAGGGTGGGCCGGTTTGCGTGGCAGTCATCCCAAAGAACCGACTGAACATAGCGTACAGTCAAAATGTCACTGCGCCATTGTCCATCTGAATCATAGCCAGTTGAGCGGATAGGGAGCATCGAACCCAGCCCGATGCCTGTCTCACGGGCAGATTCCAGTGCGGCGATACGCATACGACGTGTTTCTTCAACAAAGATTTGCTTGTCAACTTTAACATGCGGGCATGTACGGCGTGTGTGACCGCGTTGTTTGCAGTATCCACAAGTCACTTTCTTCATACGTGCGGCCTTAGCTGCCTTGTTGGTAACCTTCTCGCCAGTAGCAAGATCAATCTTGGTACGCTTCATGTACTCTTGGCGCTTCAACTCTGCACGTGACTCGTACCACTCAGCATCATTTTCGTTACCCTTCTCGCGCTCTGATGCAGCAGCCAACATATTGCCTTCGTACTGGCTTTTGATTTGTGCTGTGAGCGATGGACATTTGCGTTTGTTGTGTCCGCGTTGGTAGCAGTGTGAGCAGGTTACGGTTCCAGACCAAGACATAATGATTTCTCCTTTCTATACTTATAATATAACGCGATGACAGCGTTTAGCAAGCGATATTGTGTCAAGCAGTTGTCAAGAGATCCAAACTTCTTTCATCACACCACTCCGTCGAGCCGGGACCAAAAAGCGACTCGCCCTGTGTAGTCCAGATGACGCGCACTGCGCCAAGACCCCCAATCTCCAGCACGATGCCAAGCTGTTCTGTCAACCAACCTCTAACAATATCACCGACTTGCATTGATGACCTCCACCTGTCTGCTATTCATCGAATACATATCTCCATTATTCCACTGAATGAACCAACGATCAAAACCTTGCAGTACCTGACTGATGACGATCCCAAGGATATTTGTATCCGGTTCTCTAACTAAATCACCGACTTGCATTGATGACCTCCAAAAAGCGACTGCTCTCGATCTTAGGCTTGGACTCATCTGTCCACTTTACGTATACGTCATCGTCTTTAGCCCACCGCTTTTTGCAAGCACCCATAACAAGACCAACCGATCCCCTGAACGCTACTAATGTTCCAACTTTAAGCACTTACAACCTCCAATCTGTGCGGTCTGCGGGGCAAGTCTTGTCCAGCCAAGAATACCCACTCAGTCGGTCTGGTAATAGAGTTGTAGAAGTTTGCCTTAAACTCTATTCGTGTGACGAGAGCCACAACATCAGTATGTTTAATCTTTACTAAATCACCGACTTTAATCACTTACAACCTCCATATCCCTTGCTGGGGTCCAGCCGAGTGTTCTACTGTGCGGCCAGTATATTTGCACAAGCGGCTGGTTCTCAAAGGCACCATCACGCACTTTCATCACAAGACCAATGCGGGCGCGATGACGTTCCACAGTGTATCGGCTTTTTACGATGTTTCCGACTTCTATCATATCTCTCCCTTACCCTTATAATATAACGCCCTGTGGGGTAAAGTCAATCAAAGTTGTGTCAGG